GAGTTCGGTGACGTTGAGTTAATCGGATACCTTGGTGGATCTTACGATAAGTTCTACGGAGAAATCTCTGGTGTAACTGCAGAAGATGACATTGACTGGTCTGCTAAAGCAGGTGTTAAATTTACTTTCTAAAGCGAAGGTTAAATTTCTAAATAACTGGGTGGACAAGTTCCACCCTTTTTCATTTCAATTCTCATGGCATTAAACGACGCATTAATTGGTGTAGAAGTTAACGATAGGAGATCAGGCATGAACTTTGCAGTCTATAGTAAAGAAGGTTGTCCCTATTGTGATAAAATTAAAGAAGTATTCAAAGGAAAGTCTATTTCATACAGGGAATACATTTTAGATCACCACTTCAGTAGAAGAGCATTCTATGATGAGTTTGGAGATGGTGCTACATTCCCACAAGTATTACTAAATGCAGACAAATTAGGTGGTTGTATTGACACTGTTAAATATCTGAGAGAGAATAATATTATTTGATTACAAATGGCAAAACCATTTCTACCCTCACACTATGAGGAACTATGCGAACTAATTGAGTACGCCATTGATCAAGCTTTCGAGCGTGACAAATTTCCATTTAAGTGTTATAATTATTTGAGACAAATTAAAGCAAGTCCTGAGTTCATACAGAGATTTAAAAACTCTACTACTCTCAAGGGAGTTGCCTTAATGGTTTCTGATCTAGATGCATACCTAGTGGATGGTGATAAACAATGCACCGAAGCATACGGTCATCTAGGAACAAAGAAAGCGGAGAAGATAAGAAACTATCTATTTCGTATTCTAAACGATACAAAGGCATATGAATCAAGGTATTCCTAAGACTGTTGCCGACCTTGCCATGATGGGCAGGGGTGGTAATCAACATACAACTATGGGTACTAGTGGTGAACCTGATAGAAACTATCGGTTCCAAGATATGTTCTTTGAAAATGTATACCATGTCAGATCATTAGCATTATCAACTCTAAAGAAAGAGCATGATAATCCTATCAATGATTCTAACCCTAGGTATCCTGGTATCAGATCTAAAGTAGATCCTGTCTTACAACTAAAGATTAAAACTGAGTTGGAGTTAGGGTTACTACTAGAGATCAATCAATTTGAAGCTTGGTATCATCTGACACCAGGTATTCATGGTGAAGGGTTATATCATAATGATACATTCCAGTTATCTGGAATGATATATCTGAATGATAAAAATCCTATTCCAGATGAGTCTGGAACTTACATCGGTAAAAGATTACACGAATCTAAGATGGGTAAACCTTATGCTGATGCTTGTTCTTCACATGATGAGGAAGTTATCACAGCATTTAATACTATCAAGGAAGAGTATAACCGTACTAACTTTGAGACAGTTCATGTCATTCACAATTATTATAATCGTCTGATAGCATATGAAGGTAGAACACCTCATAGAGCAGGATCTTATTTTGGGACTGACTTTGAAGACTCAAGGTTAACATTGACCTTCTTTTACGATACTAAATAAGAATAACTAAGGAGAGTCCTATGGAAATTGCACTTGTAGTATTAACCGTTATTGGTGCTTTTATTCTTGGTATAACCGTTTCGTGGTTAGCAAAAGGTTACGTTGAAGATTACATCGAGAACGCTGCCTATTCTAAATCAGTCACACATCCTGAGATGTTTGATGAAAACGGTGACATGTTACATGATGACCTAATGTATGTTCGCAGAGAAAATCCGTGGGCAGATTACGAGTCTGATGACGATGATGATTAACTAATTATGGCAACACAACAACTTGAAAATAGTAATCCTAGATTACTAATTACTGAGGTCTTACGTAAGGTCTCTAATGCAAAGACTAAAGCAGAAAAAGTAAAACTACTTAGAGAACATAACTCTAATGCTTTACGTCAAGTTTTAATCTGGAACTTTGATGAGAGTGTAATCTCCATGATTCCCGAAGGCGAAGTTCCTTACACACCTAACGATGCACCTGCAGGGACAGATCATACTCGTTTAGAAACTGAGTACAGAGGTCTCTTTAGATTTGTAAAAGGTGGACAAGATTCTCTTAAGAGAACAAAGAGAGAACAAATGTTCATACAACTCATAGAAGGGTTGTCTGCACAGGAGGCAGAATTAATCTGTCTTGTAAAAGATGGTAAGCTTACATCAAAGTATAAGCGTATCACTAAGGCAGTAATCCAAGAAGCATTTCCACAAATTATCTGGGGTAATCGTTCATGAGTATCACTGTTCTTAAGAAAGACTGCAAGGTGGAAGATGCAAACGATACCACCCTTCCTTATACTGCATACTTAGTAGAGTATAAGAAAGACGGTGAGTCTCATTATGATATTGCTATGTCTTCAAAGGCAGTAGATTTGTTTGATCATTACTATGATGCATTCAAGAAAGACTTTGTGACATTCAAACAGGCAGAAGGTAGAGTCGCACCTAACCTTTGGAAGAACCCTGCAGACCAAGCAAAGAAATCTAAGAAAGGGAGAGGTAGACAATGACAGTGTACTTTAATCCCAAGCAAGAAACTAAGGAAGAAAAAGAAAAAAGAGAAAGTTATGAAGCGGTAGGTAGTATTGCTAACTTCTTTCTTAAACCTCTTATCCTATGGCAGTGTTGGAACTGGGTAATACCTGGTCTCTTTGGACTACCTCCTTTAGGATACCTTAGTTCATTAGCACTCTATGTAATCTCTAGAATTTTATTTGACAGAAATGAAAGTAAGTATCATCAGTAATACACCAGACGCAGAACAACAAATTGGATACATTGCTAGAGTATCTAACCCTAACAATCAAGACAACCCTAAAGTATCAGGACTATTAAAGTATTGTATCAAGCATCAGCATTGGTCAATCTTTGAGCAAGCACACATGACTCTAGAGATAGAGACAACTCGTGCTATTGCTGCACAGATACTGAGACATAGGTCGTTTACTTTCCAAGAGTTTAGTCAACGGTATGCTGATAGTAGCTTACTTGGTGATACTATTCCTTTACCAGACTTAAGAAGACAAGACGTAACTAATCGTCAGAAGTCTATTGATGATCTTGATCCTCATCTAAGACAGAAGTATGAGATCTGGATGCAACATAATTTTGCGGAGACAATGAATGTATATAAACAAATGCTTGAAGATGGTATCGCTAAAGAATGTGCAAGAATGATACTACCTATGGCAGTTCCTACTCGTATCTACATGACAGGAACTATCCGTTCTTGGATGCACTACATAGAACTAAGAACAGGACATGGTACTCAGAAAGAACACATGGAAATAGCAGAAGAATGTAAGAAAATTTTTGTCGAACAATATCCTATTATCTCGGAGGCAATGGAGTGGTAGAATTTTCAAAAGAATTAAAATTAGGAACTAAGAAGTCACACTCAGCAGCAGAGAACACTAAGTTTGTTGGTGCTTTTCTTCGTGGTGTATTGAATCCAGAAGAGTATCGTAACTTACTTGCTCAGTTTTACTATGTGTATAGCACAATGGAGACTGCTATCAGAGGATCTAATGATGAGAGAGTTAAACAAGTATACTATCCAGAGTTAGAACGTGTAGCATCTTTAGAAAAAGATTTAGAATATTATTATGGTCCTTATTGGAAGGATGAAATCTATATGACTGAAGCATGTAACACATACACCTATAGAATTAAAGAGATTGCTGAACAAGATCCTTATCTACTAGTAGCACATCATTATACTAGGTACATTGGAGACCTATCTGGTGGACAGATACTAAAGAACATTGCAAAGAAAGCATTGAACCCACCTGTAGGAAAAGGATTAGACTTCTATGACTTCCCTTCAATAGATGATGCAAAGGAATGGAAAACAATATATCGTTTCCGTTTAGATAGAATGGGGTTCACAGAATCAGAAAAGAATGCTATAATAGCAGAAGCAAATTATGCTTTTAGATTAAACATGTATTTGTTTGATGAGATAGGGATCAACGATCCTTATCCTTTACTCACATCTATCAAAGGACTATTCAAAGTCCTTATCGGAGGTAAATAAATGCCCATCTACCCTGTAATAAATAATAAAACAGGTGAAAAGAAAGAACTCAACCTGACTATTGCAAACTATGAACAATGGCGAAAGGACAATCCCGATTGGGATAGAAATTGGAATGAGGGTTGTGCATCAGAGATGTATGGTAATCCTAAGATGAGTGATGGATTCAAAGAAGTCATGTCTAAAGTACAATCAGCACATCCCCTAGCAAATCTATCTCGTTATACCTAATGCCTAAAGCAAGAAAAGGAACTAACGCACCTAAGACTTTTCCTAATGGAATGACTGCGAAACAAATGAAACGCAAGAAACCTATAGACAAAACTTATATGTCAGACATCAAACCTCTGACAGATAATCAGAAAGCTGTGTTCAAGTCTTACAGTGAGGGAAAGAATATCTTACTGCATGGGGCTGCAGGAACTGGTAAGACTTTTATTACATTATATCTTGCCTTGCAGGAAGTCCTTGACGACACCTCACCCTATGATAAAATAGTAATCGTAAGATCATTGGTTCCTACTAGAGAAATTGGTTTCCTACCTGGTGACCATGAGGATAAATCCTATCTCTATCAAATACCATACAAAAATATGGTAAGGTATATGTTTAGTATGCCTGATGACAATTCATTTGAAATGCTCTACGATAATCTTAGGGCACAGGACACTATAGATTTCTGGTCTACAAGTTTTATCAGAGGTGTTACTCTTGATAATACTATCGTAATAGTAGACGAGTTCAGTAACTTAAACTTCCATGAACTTGACTCTATGATCACTCGTATAGGTGAGGACTCTAAGATTATGTTCTGCGGTGACGTTGCACAAACTGATCTCACACGAGAGAGAGAAACCTCTGGCATCTCAGACTTTATTAAAATCTTACAGGCAATGGACAAAGACTTTACCTGTGTTGAGTTTGGTATAGATGATATTGTTCGCTCTGGATTAGTTAGATCTTATCTAATAGCAAAATATAATTTAGGATTTTAAATGAATTTTAATTTCGTTGATGTACCCCTTGACTTACAGGACTGCGATCCTGTTAACAAAGATGGTGTTAGGTTTTATAAAATTCCTGATGCTGATAAATATTATCCAAGTGTAACCTCAATCACGTCGTATAAGAACGCTCAATTTTTTAAAGAGTGGAGAAATAGAATAGGTGAAGACGAGGCGAATCGAATCACTGCAAGGACTACACAACGAGGGACTGCGTTCCATAGCATCACCGAAGATTATATCAATGGTGAATTAAATCTTGACAAATACTTGGAAAATAATCCATTGTCTGTTAGAATGTTTCAGTCCGCTAAATCAGAACTCAATCGAATCGACAACATACATTGTTTAGAAACCTTCCTTTACAGTCATTATCTTGGACTCGCAGGTCGTGTCGATTGTATCGCTGAGTTCGACGGTGAGTTAGCAGTGATAGATTTTAAGACTTCGACTAAATCAAAACAAGAAGATCATATTGAACATTACTTTGTTCAAGAGACTGCATACGCAGCGATGTTCTTAGAACGTGCAGGTATTGAGGTAAAGAAAATTGTCACACTCATCGCAACAGAAGAAGGATCTACTCAAGTATTTCAGAAGTACAATCTTGATGACTATTTACAACTACTCAAATCATACATTGAGGACTTTGTTAGGGGAAAAACCAATGCCTAAAGAAGCATTAGAGGATACCTTTCTAACCCCTGTTAAGTTCTCTCAAGAGATTGAGAGACTAGTAAAGAATAGTAATGGTTTGATCACATACATCGAAGCAGTAGTTGCCTATTGTCAAGAGAAAGAAATCGAACTAGAAACTGTTCCAAAACTATTATCCAAACCTCTTAAAGAACGTTTGAAGCATGAAGCACAACGTTTAAATTATATGAAACCAACTAGCAAAGGAGTGTTACCTTTATGAGTGAGTTTTTTAAATCAGATCAGGTACAACAACAATTACAGGACATCTTTAACACATATCAAGAGGTTGCTATCCATACAGGTAGACTAGGACTGATGTCTAAGTCAGAAAAGATAGAACATATAGAAGACTGTGAAGATCTGATAGAAAAACAAAAATTATTTTACACTAGGTTATGTTTGTCTGCACAGACAGATAATGAGGCAGCAGACATGAAGACTAGAGTCAATGCAATGTGTGAAGCATTTGGATTTAAAGATCTAGCAGATTGCATGGACAACATGGTCAAGACGTTAGCAGATGCTAAAGAAAAAGAACTTGACAAGCCCTAAATAGTACGCTACGATCATACAGTAGTATCAATACATTCAATACGGAGAATACGATTATGTCTTTTGCTTCTTTAAAGAAGGCTAGTTCTGGCAATTCACTTGCGAGACTAACACAAGAGATAGAAAAACTCAACCAACCTACACAAACAGGTGCGGATGAGAGACTATGGAAACCCGAACTAGATAAGTCTGGTAATGGTTTCGCAGTCATAAGATTCCTTCCTGCTCCCGATGGAGAGGACATGCCTTGGGCAAAGATATGGAGTCATGCGTTTAAGGGACCTCAAGGTCAATGGTATATCGAGAACAGTTTAACTACTATCGGTAAAGATGATCCTGTTGGAGAACTTAATCGTGAACTCTGGAACAGTGGAAAAGAGTCAGACAAAGCAATCGCTAGAGCACAGAAGAGAAAACTCTCTTACTACTCTAACATCTATGTTGTGTCAGACCCTGCACACCCAGAGAACGAAGGAAAGGTTTTCTTATATAAGTATGGTAAGAAGATCTTTGATAAATTAGTCGAAGCAATGCAACCTGCATTTGCAGATGAAACACCTATCGACCCATTCAATTTCTGGAAGGGTGCTGACTTTAAACTTAAGATCAGAAAGGTAGATGGTTATTGGAACTATGACAAGTCAGAGTTCGCTGCACCTGCAACGCTAGGTGGATTTGATGATGAGCAACTAGAAGAAATCTGGAAGAAAGGTTACTCTCTTGCTGAGTTTGAAGATTCTAAAAACTTTAAGTCATATGATGCACTTAAAGCACGTTTAGATCTAGTCCTTAAGTCACAGGCAAGGGTCGCACCTTCGCTTGATGAGTCTCTTGAGGACGAGACAGAAGGTAGAGGTACACCAAGAGATTGGGGTGCTGAAGTAACTGAGTTCAGACAGAAGAGTGCAGTTGCTGCACCTGCTGCTGAAGAAACAGATACGTTATCCTACTTTCAATCCTTAGCGGAAGAGGACTAATTATAAACTGGCACAAGGGGAGTTTACATCACTCCCCTTTCTGCTATAATAAAAGCATACTTAAAGGAGACTAATGAAACTTGCACTCGCTGCTGTTTTACTACTTAACCCACTTGCTGTCCTTGCAGATGATTATCAAGCAGGATACTCGACAACAAGAACTTGTTTTAAAACAGAATACAGAGAAGAATATGTACCAGGTACTCTCGACAGTCCTGGTTTCGTTAAATCATGGAACGAGACAGTAGAAGTTCCATGTCAGGAGAACCCTGTAGCAAACGCACCTGTATATCGTAGACACGTTACAGTATACAATGAGGTAGATGAGAATGACTGTTCAGATGGAGCAGCAATCGGTGCACTCTTAGGTGGTGGACTTGCAGGTTATGGATCACAAGGTAAAGGCAGGTGGTGGGCAATCCCTGCAGGTATCATTGGTGGTAGTGTGATAGGATGCTCTCTTGACGGAGGCTAATATGTCACGCTTCCCTTTCTCAGACGTAGGTAGAATAGATATACCTGCGTTTGGTTCATTCTATACTAAGAAAGAAGTAGACAAACTTGTACAGAAAGCAGTAGCAGATGCTATTGCTGAAGCACAAAGAATTGATGAAGAATCTATGCGTAAGCATAACAGAGATGCTACAGTTATCTCTATGATTCTAGGGTTTACAGCACTCGCACTATTCGTAGATGGTTTGCTAAGATTATTAGGTATCATTCCTCCATTCATGGAGATTGATATCGACATCTTGGATAAGGTTATTGATGAGGTTGAAAGAGATCTCCTCGATAAACTACAAGTCCCAGTTAAAACATTATTCAACAGATGATTGACGTTATTGATGATCTCTTTGATGAAAGATACTTACATAATTTCTTTCCCATTGTGACTGACAAAATCCCTCTGACCGCAGGTAACACTGCAAATCGAGAGGGTTTTCCTTACGGTGATACATCAACCCATAGGTTATTTGGAAGTCAAATATTTCAAAGAGAAAACTTGAATAGAACTACAGTCTTGAGTCCTTACGCTCAAGATTTCTTTGATATGTTTGAAGCAATTCAATCAAGAATGAAGAAAGATTTTTACTTGTATTATATTTCTCTTAATTGTCAGCATCAATTTTGTGAAGGAAGTTTTCACACTGATGGAGACTCTGATCAAAGAACTATTATGGTTATGTTAAACCCTACTTGGAAACAAGATTGGGGTGGAGAATTTGAAATCCAAGATCCATTTGCCGAGGGTACTAGAATCTATCAGTATAAACCTGGTAGAGTAATAGTATTCCCATCCCATCTAAAGCACAGGGGACATGCTCCAAAACAAGAGTATGGATATAGATATACTGTGGTCTTTAGAGTTAAATAATTACAAATTGTTATGACTATCCTTGCAATACTTGTTATCATTATGATCTTATTGTTAATGTTAAATTACTATAATCCGCATCACTAATGGCACTTGTTCCCATCTTATTTTTATTATCAATAGCAGTCTTGTTCATCATGGCATTGAACTTGATGTATAGAAATTTGACTAGCATTAATTCTATGTTAAACAATCCTGTTGAAGTAAAGAGAAGACACCCAGAGATGACTGAAGTGAAGACTGGTGATGAATTACTTGTTGTGAAATTCAAACCAGAGGTTGACGCAGAGGGAACAGTTGACCTACAATTTACACCAGACCGTGCGTTAGAAGATCGGATGCTAAACAAAGCGTTAGAAAATAGAATCGCTGAGTTAGAAGATGAAGATGATGATGACGACGGTGACATACCCGCACGTTTAACACCACTAAGATAATGGGAACAGAAATGTTAGCTATCAGAGACTTGTTACTCTCTTGTCCTCCTGTTTATACACTACCAGGTACTTGGACTAAATGTAACGCAATTATTCCACACTATAATGCTGATCCCAATTTTACATTCGGGATTTCAATAGCAGTTATTACTATACTGTTAGCAGCGTTTGGTATATACAAAGGGTTCTTTGGTAACAAAGGACTAGCAGACCCTTGGGACGATCACGATGATTAATTTACTAATCTATGTAATGTCATTTGCAAACTTTGCATTCTATCCTCTAGTGATAGGTACAATTATTGCTGTGATTATTGAACAGATACTAAGACAAGTAGGAAATGCATACGATCCTGTAGCAGTTGCTAAGGTTGATGTTGCAATGCGTGTAAGGAAATATCTTTACAGACAGGCATGGACTTTCAATCTAATATGGTTCGGTGCTTATTTTATCTTAATCTTTTTCGTGAAACCAGGACAGTCTGCAATGCCTGATATGATCTGGGATGGAAGGTAGTTAAATAATACTAATCACATGTATTAGTTTATGTTATCTACCCAATATCGTCTTCGTTTGGAAGGCATTTGCAAAGACATTGCATCAGGAACCGAAGTAAGTATAGAAGATATGATATGGGCACAGAAATTAGCGAAAGTAAATACATCAGCAAGAGGTATGCTGAGTCAAGCAAGAAGATTAGCAACAGATGAAGATGGATCTTGTCTTAAATTTTTAGACATCGGAGATTCAGATCCAAAAAAGCATAAGAAAGGTTTTAATGGTGCAGATGATATAGCAGACTGGTTTAAGAATGACAGATCAGATGACTGGAGACAACGTGACTAAGGGTTACGATTTATTTGGAGACCACGGTAGAAACTTACCTACACCACATGGTAGTGGTGCGAGACCTATGTATGGTGACATGGGCAAGTCATGTAGACCCGATCCAAATCGTAAGATTGAATACCCTCATGTCGTTGCTCTGTTTACTCTTGACTCACATAACACAAGTTATTTTTTCAAGAGAGAAGACGGTACATATTATTGGTTACACTGTCGCAAAGAAAAGGATGATGTGTATGTAGATGCAGATGAATTACAATTAAATCTTCTAGGAGATGATCCAATTTTAAGCACTGAATACATTATGAAATCCATCTTTTAATTCCCCTATACCCGAAAAAAAATTCGCCAGAATTTTTCGCGT